CCCTTCTTGGAACAATTTAATGCCGTTTTGAACAGCCAACATGGTTTTACCAGTACCAGCTGGACCAATAGCAAAAACAATGCTATTTGATTCATCTTGCAATTTATTCAAGTATTCTTTTTGACTTTTATTGCGTGGTGTCAGGGTAACTTGTCTGCGTTTTTGTGGCATGTAAGGTTGAAAATCTATTATGTTAACTTCTGAGGTAAAACGTTTTTTTACTTTTCTACTCATTCAGTATCTCCTACTTGTGTGAGAAATCAGGACGTGTGGTAACCAGCTCGATAACCATATTGGTCCTGTAATAGTATTTACCTTTTATAAAAAAATAAACTTTATTATAGATAAATAAATATAGAACATAATTAGTAGGAATAAACATGCATGATATTTTAGATGTCATTAAAAATATACAAAGTTTATATGAAAATAATTCTAGCTTGGCTGTATTAAAAGATTTTGAAAGAGTATTAGATGAATTAGATTTATATGTATACGAAAATTGGATAGATGGCGAAATTGCGTATGGTCCCAAAGTGGACCGCCATTGGATTACTGCGGGGTTTATGTGGCCAGAAAATAAAATGCCAGATCCAACTGGAGGAAAGCGGTTAGTAGAAAATGGTTGTAAATTGAAATATCAAAAATCTCAATTAATATTACCGAGACCAATAAAAAACCCAGATGATGTTAGACCAGGTACTAAAAAGGGCAAACTAGATGAACACCCCATATGGATTGTTGAAATTAGAATGCCGAAAGAAGTTGCATTTGATATGTATCGTGGGTACATGAACAAAATGAAAAGTGAGAATAAATCATCAAATACATCTAAACAAGAATCACAAATCCCCCCACCAGCAGCCGCTCCAACTGGAGTTCCCCCAATGAGTCCAGCTGGCACAGGGGCACCTGTAGGTGGATCGCCTGCCGGTACAGGCATGCCAGCACCAGTTCCAGGAGTTTAATATGAGTTTAAGAGCAAACGATCTTCAAGACCTGGTTAAAAAAGTATTTGAAATTGACTCATACCAAAGCAAAATTGGGGATGATGAAAACGTTATCGTATTGACATTCACTGTGGATAGAGAAGATCCAGCCAAAGATATGGAAAATTTCATTGAGATGGGTTTTGATTTTGTTTTAGATGCTGATGTAAGTCCAGGTGAAACTGATGATGGAACATATAAAGTTTTTGTTGAAATAGAACGATCACGCCACGCCCCTGCTCAAATTCTTGAATTATTGGATGGTATAGAACGACTTACTGGGATGCCAGATATGCGGTTCAGATACTTCAAAAGTTTTAAAAGTTTGGACGCTACACACGCCAATTTAGCAACAGTCGTGCCAACTGACAAAAAATCATATATAGCAGCAACTAAACGATACCAAGAAGATAATTATGAAAATTTCTTCTCTACTAGTCCTGTAAATAATATTAAAGTTATTAATGAAAGTATAACGTTTTCTAAAGACTGGGTACAACCTGTCACATTTGATATTGCTGCAAGTGGAACAATAAATGAGGTGTATGGTTCAATCAATGGGCCTATAATGATTGAAAGTAGGGATATTTCAGAAATTATGTTTTATACGAAGTATATTGGCAATTACAATATTAATAAAATTGGTAAGACATTTATTTTTGAAAATAACGGATGGGCGGTAGCGTTGGAGGAACGGAATGTCATTTGAATTTGAGTTTACAAAGGAAAAATTAGCTAAAATATTACCTGGTAATCCATACATTGATTATTGGTTTGATGCACTTAATATGATATTACCAGATTATGATATCAATACTTTACCAAGAGTAGCTGCATTTATGGCGCAAACTGCACATGAAAGTGGTAATTACAAATTCCTTAAAGAGAATTTAAACTATCGAGCGGTTACTCTCAGAAAAGTATTTCCTAAATATTTCCCAACCGATGCGATTGCTGCACGATATGCACATAACCAGGAAGCCATTGCAAATAAAGTGTATGGCGGTCGAATGGGCAATGGACCAGAATCAAGTGGCGATGGGTTCAGATATTGTGGAAGAGGATTAATTCAATTAACTGGAAAAAACAACTATGTTAAGTTTGCTGAATCGATAGAAACTCCAGTTGAAGAAATTCCAGAATATTTGTCCACATTTGAAGGGGCGATTCAATCAGCATGTTGGTACTGGGAAACAAATAATTTGAATATATGGGCTGATAAAAGTGATATGTTAACACTGACTAAACGCATAAATGGTGGTACAATTGGACTTAACGATAGAGTTAAACATTACAATCATGCATTGTCAGTACTGAAGGGTTAAATGATTATCCTACACTTTCTACCAGATAGTTTTTTAGAAATGATAGTTCATCTCATTTTAATATTTGGAATTGCTGGTACAGTGTTAGGATTTTTCTTAAATTATATTCCTGGTATAGTTCAATACCGTATACCAATTAAAGTAATATCTACTATGCTATTATTTTCTGGAATCTACTTGGAAGGTAGTTATTCGACTGAACTAGTATGGAGAACTCGTGTAAAAGAAGTTGAAGATAAAGTTGCAATAGCTGAAATAAAATCACGTGAAGCAAACATCGTAATTCAAGAAAAAATAGTTGAAAAAGTTAAAATAGTAAAAGAAAAAGTGTTTGTTAATCAAATAAAAATTCAAAAAGAAAAAGAAATTATAAACGCTGACTGCAAGATACCATCTGTTGCAATTGATGTTTATAACAATGCTGTAAAAGGTGGGTCTAATGAATAGATATTCGATTATCTTACTGTTAGGAATAACTGGATGTTCCACAGCTGTCCCTGTCACGGTTAAATTTCCAGAAGTGCCAAATATTTTATTAGAACCTGCTCCATTATTAACACCATTGGCCGTTGATAAACATGATTTAAGTGATTTATTGGAAAATGTTAATGAAAATTATGGAACTTATTATGAAATTCGTGAAAAGTTGAATAATTGGCAGGAATGGTACAAAACACAAAAAACAATATATGACAAAATTTAAGGAGTAATGATGTCAAAAAAACAATATAACAATATGACTGCTGCTGAACAATCAGGTGAAGATTTTATGAGTAAAAATTGGCGACCAATGATGGCAATGACGTACATGCTAACGTGCTTGTTTGATTTCGTTATTGGTCCAATTTTATATAATCTGTTGCAATTTTACAATCCAGGACAACATTTGGATATGTGGCAACCATTGACTTTACAAGGCGGTGGTCTATATCATATCGCAATGGGTGTTGTGTTAGGTATTACTGCACATGGAAGAACACAAGAAAAAATTAATGGTGTGGACTCACTGCCAATACCATCATTGCCAAATCTAGGCGGAATGATAGGTTCGACAGAACAAGTGCAACAACCAATCCAACAATTCAGCCAACCAGCAAGTTCGTCATTCCCAACGCCGAGTTTTTCAGCACCAGTTATAGATGGTAAATTTGGTAAAATGGTGCCACCTGCAGAAGATCCAATATTATAAGGAAGAAATATGAAATTAGCATTATCATTATTATTATCGTTTTCAATAGTAACTCCATCATTAGCAGCTGACGCTATTTGGTGCATACCCGTTGAAAAGAAAGTTGAAGAAAAGAAAATTGCAGAATCAACTACTGAAAAACCGGAAAAGAAAAAACATAAAAAATACGAAGGCACTAAAGTCCCAGATGCTAAAAAATAAGTAAAACTTGACAGGTTAAGTGGTAAATAGTATAATAACAACATATTTTTCACTTAACCTGATTTTACTATGACTGACTACTATCAAATATTGGGCGTTTCAGATGACGCCTCCTCAGAAGAAATCAAAAAAGCATATAAGAAGCTTGCAAATAAACATCATCCAGATAAAGGTGGTGATGAATCAAAATTTAAAGAAATATCAGTTGCCTACGACACGTTAGGCGACGAGACAAAAAAACATGATTATGACATGCAACGTAAATTTGGTGGATCATCAAGCTCATCACGGCCATTTTATGAAAATTCGTATGAAACCTCATTTGAAGATATTTTTGGTTCTCAATTTGGTTTTGACCCGTTTAGTGGCATGTTTGGCCGACGTCAACAACGTAGAAATAGGGATTTAAATCTTAATTGTAATATTTCATTACTTGACTCGTTTGTAGGTAAGAAACTAGAAGCAAAATTTACATTACCTAGTGGGAAGCCACAAAATGTAGTTATCGATATTCCAGCCGGTGTAGAAAATGGAGTTACTATCAAGTACCCAGGATTAGGTGATGATACTATCCAAGGCTTGACACGTGGTGATTTGCATGTTACCATTTATGTATCCTCTGCTGAAAATTTTGAAAGACGTGGAGATGATATATTCACAACGGTGGAAATTAATCCTATTGAAGCTATGATAGGATGTAAAAAAACTGTAAATTCAATCACTGGTGATTCAATGATGCTAGATATAAGAGCAGGAGTTGAAACCGGGGTTGAATATGCAAAACAAGGTGCAGGATTTAAGAATATTCATACGGGACGTACTGGCCGATTTGTTTCGGTTATTAAAATAAAAACACCAAGTATAAAAAACATTGAGTTGATTAATAAACTGACTCAACTTAACATTGAAATCAACAATCTTTAAGGAACCTAATATATGGTAACCCCAAGCAGAGAATTAGAAGAAGCTATCACAGTGGCCGCTGATACAGCAGTTAAGCTTAATCACGAATATGTGACAGTAGAACATTTAATGTATAGCATGATGCTGAATAAAGAATTCGTTAATATCATTAACGAATTCGGTGCGAATGCTGATATTTTGAAAGCAGATTTATACAATCATTTGTCAAACAAATGCAGTGATATTACCGTGTCTGGCAAGGTTTCTCCTAGAAAAACTGCAGCATTTGAACGTGTGTTAAATAAAACATTCACACAGGTTTTATTTAATAACCGCCAAGATGTTGAATTAATCGATGCATTTTTAATAATTTTAAATGAATCCAGAGGATGGGCGTTTTATTACGCTTCTAATGTTGGTATTTCAAAAGAAAAATTTGCTGAATTTGTGTCAGTTACCGGTAGTGCAACTGAAGATAGTCAAGAAGAAAATCCAAAAGCGACCAAAGCATTAAAAGCATTCACTACAAATTTAAACGATCAAGTAACAAAAAACAAAATTGATCCAGTTATTGGTCGTACTGACGAACTTGAAAACATTGCACTAGCACTCGGCAGACGTAGCAAAAATAATGTAATTTTAGTTGGTGACCCAGGTGTTGGTAAAACTGCTATTGCAGAAGGTCTTGCACACAATATCGTTAACGGTAATGCACCAGAATTTTTAGCTGGGTATACAGTATACAATCTCGATATTTCAGCCATGTTAGCTGGATCAAAATATCGTGGTGATTTCGAAGACCGGTTTAAACAAGTTTTGGCAGCGCTTGAACATAAGGGTGATACTGTTCTATTTATTGATGAAGCACACATGATCAGTGGCGCTGGTGCTGGTAATAATTCCGCGAACGATTTGGCAAACATGATGAAACCGGCATTGAGCAAAGGTAACATCAAAGTTATTGCATCAACTACTTGGGATGAATACCGCAAACATTTTGAGAAAGATCGTGCGCTAATGAGACGGTTCCAACGCATTACCGTGGATGAACCATCACAAGAAATGGCGTTGAAAATTCTTAAAGGTATCAAAAAATACTATGAAAAACATCATAGCGTAAAAATCAAAGACGATGCATTACAAGCGGCAGTTAAATTATCAGTAAAATATCAAGCTGATAAAAAACTCCCAGACAAAGCAATTGATCTTATTGATTGTGCTTGTTCACGTTTTAATTTGGTTGATGTTAATCAACGTGTTGTGTCATTACCAGAAATTCAATTTGAGCTGGCAAAAATGATTAATATGCCTGTTGAGCAAATCATGGAAACTGAAAGCTCATCACTTGTGTCACTGCAAGAAAAATTAGAGAGTGAAGTGTATGGACAAGATGCAGCATTGACCGAAGTTGTTGACAAAATCATGGTAGCTCAAGCAGGGTTAAAACCTGAAAATAAACCAATCGGTTCGTTTGTATTCATGGGTCCAACTGGTTGCGGTAAAACAGAAACTGCGAAAGCATTGGCTAAACATCTTGGCTCTAAACTGTTGCGGTTTGATATGTCGGAATATCAAGAGAAACATAGTATCAGTAAATTGATTGGCTCTCCTCCAGGATATGTTGGTTTTGAAGAAAATGCTGGGTTATTAATCACTCAAATTCAAGAAAACCCAAATGCAGTATTACTGTTTGATGAAGTTGAAAAATCACATCCAGATGTGTCTACTGTATTGTTGCAAATTATGGATAACGGATTTATTACTGGGTCTAATGGTAAGAAAGCCGATTGCAGAAATGTTGTGTTGATCTTGACAACTAATGCCGGTGCACAAGCTGCTGAAAAAAATGCTATCGGGTTTGGAACACAAGAAAAAGTATATAATGATGGTGATTTGAAGAAATTCTTTACTCCTGAGTTCCGTAACAGATTAGACGGTATTATTACCTTCAACAAACTTGGTAAACCTACAATGACCAAAGTTGTCAATAAATTTATTGACGAATTACGTGCACAAGTGAAAGACAAAGCAGTTCGTATTAAAATCAGTAAAGATGCAATTAATTGGCTTATTGATAAAGGGTTTGATCCTAAAATGGGCGCTAGACCATTGCAACGAGTGATTGATAAAGAAATCAAACGCGACCTTGCAAAAATGATGTTGTTTGGCGACTTGAAAGATGGTGGTGTTTTAGATATCAAACTAAAAGATAACAAAATCAACCTGGCTGCTTTACCTAAAAAACAAAAACAGGTAGAGTTTGTTGAAGAAGATGTTAAATTATTATCAGTGGAAGAAATAGTAGTTTAACAATTAAAAGCCCAGTTAATCGATAAATACATATTATTAACTGGGCTTTATTATGCGTATCAAAGAATTATTAGAAGGAAAAAACTTTAACGATTTAGATTTTGTAAAAACAAAAAATGATTCTGGTGAGAAAGAACTAGATTTTGATCTGGCCGATGATTTAATTTTTTACATGAATAATGACGATGATGTCTATCGAAAACATGTACATCCAGTCATTGCAAAATGCGTTAACGGAAAAAAAGACAACATGGAAATTAATCCGTCTGCATTTGCAAATGCAGTGAAGGAATGCTATAATTCGTATTTAGAAGAATACCCAATTCGTGAACTACCAGATTCTTTGGATAATAAAACATTGAAAGAAATTTGTGAAAAATTCCACGAGGAGGTTCATAAACATATTGAAGATGGCAAATACAAATGAGCGGAAACGCAATTAAAAATTCCAAACCAATTAAAAAAGAAGACTATTCAACTTTAATCACCAATCTAAAAAACGTACTACCATATGGGCTCAACATTTATCCATATGGTAGTATTGGAAAAAAAGAAATCAGCGGCGATGCTGATTTCTTCATTGATTCAGCAGAATTGCTATCAATTTTACCAGCACAATACCCAGTTCCAAACATTTCTGAAAGCAGAAAATTATTACAAGAACATTTCATTAACCAAGGACTTGAATCAATCCGTTCTGGGGTATCAGTATTTGTCGGAATACCAATTTATGATGAAATAGTCCAAGTCGATTTAACAACAGTTGATGATGCATACAATATGATGTACCTACATGATCACGTGTATGAAAATGAAACTATGAAAGGAAAAGACGTTGTTAGTATCTGGTGTGATTTAGCTAACCTTACTTCAACTTCATTGAAGATTAGTCCATATAAAGGATTAGTCAATCGTGAAACAAATCAAATTATTGAAATTGATCCAGATAAAATTGCCAAAATCATCATAGGCCCTCATGCCACAGTGCATGATATGCGATCACCTTCAAGACTGCTAGTAGCAGTCATACATGACCCAATTAAATATCAACACATAAAAAATAACTATTTTCAATGAAAAAATACGGTAGGGCATTTAACCATTTAGAAGATTTAACTTTCTTTTATGGTTCTGATGGTGCGCTTGAAGCACTTCAACATTTAAAAGAAATTAATGATGATGCATCGTCTATGCGTATGAAATGGGATGGTGGACTTCAAATCTACTGGGGTCGAGAAACAGAAGACGGCCCATTGATTTTTACTGGGCACAATGGATGGTCACGTGGTATTAAATCAACTTCTGGTAGTGAATTATTTGAATTCATCACAAAACATTCTGGTAAAAATAATTTAACAGTTGATGAATCGGTGAACCGTATTTTCTTTGCATCGGAATTTGCAAGTCTATATGAAATATTTGATAAAGCTACTCCAAGAGAGTTTGTTGGATTTGTATATGGCGACGCATTGTATAAAACACGCCCTATTTCATCTAACGGGTTCTTTAATTTATACCCTAATGGCAAAACTGGTTATCATATTGATGATGATTCAGAACTAGGGATTAAAATACAAAATTCCGAATGTATGGTTGTTCTACATGCGTATTTCCCACAGTTTGGGTTAACCGATGATAGTCAGATACCAATGACAGATTTTTCATTTCTGGGCAATGATCAATTGATAGTGATAAATCCATATTATGCGTCTACTTCTATTAAAATTGATGTATCTGAATTAGAACATCATATAATCATTACTAAAAACGATTTAGATGAGTTAATATCACCGATTGATAAAGTCAGTTCATATAAAGATTATTTCTATCGATATACTAATTTTAAAGCTAAACAAAAAGAACTAGATACATTGGGTGATGATTTTACTATATGGCTGAAAAATAGCAATATAAGTAAAAATCAACAACAAAAAATTATAAAACGTATTGAAGAATTCCCCGATGCAATAGAAAATATGTTTAAAACAGTTAAATACATAATGCATTTGAAAAATTCAATTATTGATCAATTGGAAAAAAATTCAGGTGATATAAAAACTTCTAATTCCGAAGGATGGGTTAGATATGCGGATGATAAAAAATTTGGGAATGTAAAATTTGTTCCGAGGCACCGATGGTTACCGTAGGTGTATGTTTTGGTAGGTTTAATCCCCCTCATAAAGGGCACCGAGAAGTTTGGGAAACTGCTGCTAAATGTGATGCTTATTATGTTGGTACAAATGCTAGTACTCGCGGTCCAAAAGATCCACTCCCATTTGATATCAAATTAAAAGCAATGTCCGCTTTATACCCAGATGTAGTGCAGCATGTCGTGCCATCCCATAATATATTTTCTTTAGTAGTTAAAATATATCAAGAATTTGGGGAACATATAGAATTAAAAATATGCACTGATGAAGATTGGATAATTAATTCTTTATCAAGGTACAATGGCATCAGTAGTTCGCATGGGTTTTTTAAATTTGCTAATATTACCCAACATATTACACCTAGATTGAGTTCTGCTTCAACATTAAGAGAAGCAGTGAAAAATGGTGATAAAGAATTATTCAGTGATGCAGCTGGAATATCAGCTGATACTGAAATTGAAATAAATAATAGAGTATTTAAATTCTTCGATATTGTAGGAGAATTTATCGAATAGTTAAGGATAACAAAATGAGTGATAATAGTTTAAATCCAAAAGCATTATTGGAAGGATTGTATGACATTCTTAAAAATAATGGCGAACGATTAGATGAAAAAGCAGAAAGTAAAGCCCAACAAAGATTAATGGGCATGGTACATGCGGCTCAACAAGGCGAAAAAGCTGCTAGTCCAACAGTTGCGAAAATTGCTAAATCAATGAAAAAGAAAGATGTCAAAGATTTTGCAAAAACAAAACACAAAGGTCTACCAAATAAAGTAAAAAAAAGTAAAAAAGTAAAAAAAGAATCGGGTGAGCCAGATTTGGTAGCTGATGAAGAATTAAAAATGTTTTCCAGGAAAAATGTTGGGAAACGTGCTGGTAGAAATCAAGTAGATAATCCATGGAATCAATTACACAAACGTGGACGTGGATATTCTTCACGTACAAGAAAACGTGTACGTGAAGAAGATGGTATGGAAGAATGTGCAGGTGTTGGAATAGTAAATAAACAAAACTCAACCCAGGATGTAGGACCCGGTACTCTTCAAAAAAATCTGTCAGCATTCAATTTAGAAGAAGCTATGCAAGACATGGTTAATATTATGATGAAAGAAGGTAGATTGAGAAAAGGTACTGAATTGGCAGTTCCTGGCATTGAAACATGGGATCAGTTAGATAATAATAACAGCCCATATGCCGCTTATCGGTATGGCATTGCATTAGCTGG